CCGTGGTCAAGTCGGATGTCTCCATCCTTGCCGACATAATCGAAGACCTTGTGTGGAGTTCGACGAACCGATTTGATATTTCCGTGAGCTCCAAAGTAATCGAACGCAGTAGCCGAGTTGACAGTGACAATCTTGTCGAAGCCAAGATAAACGTGGTAATGGATTCCTCCATCCGCATGGCGCTCTCGTCCGAGTCGACAGCATAGAGGATTGCCAAAATCCGCTGTGACACGTTCAAGGAAAGGAGTTCCATCGTCGAATCTGGGTTGGACATTTTCGGGGACTTGTGGAAACGTAATGATAAGATTTCTTGCTCTGACTTGGAATCGTCGAGGCATTTTAAGGAGTCGTTCACGTGACGTGTGCAAATAGGGAGAGAATCAGTAATATTATTTCTCTCCCTATTGCAGTTTGCACATTTGCACATTGCTGCCTATAAATACCCCTCACCGCCCCGCTTGAGGGATTTTTTGATCAACAAAAAATGGCATTCCGTTCGCGCTTTGGTCGCCGCCGCACAGGCCGCTCGTACCGCCGACGTGGCAACACCCGGTCTACCCGTAAGACGTGGGGTAGAGGCGGTTACAACCGCCGTCGTTATGGTGCTCGTCGTCGAAGAATGACTTCTCGTCGTGTCCGTGATATTGCGTCCCGGAAAAAATATGACACTATTTTTGGAGCGACGTCTAATGAACCTTCTGCCACCGGGCAGGCTACTCTTGTTGCTGGCACCAACTACTACCTATGGTGCCCTACCTGGCGTCAACGACGCCCATCCTCTACAGACGAGCACGTCCGAGCAAATCAGGAAGTGTATATGCGGGGCATAAAGGATCGTGTGATGGTGTCTGCCACGTTCTCACTTGTACACCGTCGGGTGTGCTTCTGGTCACACCGCCGCATTGACGACGCACGGCCCTTCGTGATGGAAAATCCCGATGTGATAGATGCTCCGCCCTATCAGCGTCGCAATCTTGTCGCTCTTTATCCGAATTTGGATGAGGAGTTATTCGAATACCTTTTCAAGGGTACTGTCGGATTCGACTATTCCGAGAATTCCCGATGGGATACCCCGCTCGATAATAAGCGGCTGAAGGTCGTGTACGATCATCAGTATACGATCACCCCGAATTATGCGGCCAATGAGGGTGCTCAATTTGGCAAGACTTTGACTAGGAAGTTTTGGCACCCAATTAACAAAAAGATCATGTACGATGACGATGAGGAGGGTGCTGACGTGTCCGGTTCCGGTTGGTCAGCTAACACCCCGGAGAGTTTGGGTAACTACTACGTGTTGGACATTTTCTCTACTGGCCAACACATTGAAGGATCTACGGATACTGTGGGAACTTTTATGCCAGAATCAACAACTTATTGGCATGAGGCTAGCTAGATACAATGCAAATTGGATCCACCACATTGATTATATAACAGTTGTTCATCAACCAATCGTAGTCCACCCCTTTAGCGAAGTGCGGGTCCTCGTTCATGCACATGATCGAGGGCTTGCCCCAATGGATTGTGCGCTTCTTCCGGTATTTGTCAGTGATGACAAATTGCTTTTGCGCACCTAGCCACCCCTTGTAGGAATGGAAGTACTCAAATCCTCCCTGGATGTCGTCGAAGACGGCGTATTTGCAATCGTCGGTGAACTCATCCATGTTGAATTGGAGGTTGAAGTACGCGTGTTCCCCGAGTGATCGGGCGTAAAGGGTCTTTCCCGTTCGCGTGGGTCCCCATAGAATGAGTGATTTAACTCTGCTTACGTTAGCACGAGGCCAGCCGTAGAGGGAGGGGCAGGGGCCCCCCCGAATACCGGAGGCTGGCTAGCAGGATGCGCCACCCCCCAAAGCAAAGATCAGTACGGCTGGTGTCGCCGCAGAGCGACGCTTTCGAAACAACTTACCTCTCGGGTCTACAGTCCCCAATGGCTGCCTGATTCTCCCACTCGGAGATCTCAGGATAGCGTTCTCTCTCCACAGTGATAGGCGGGGCCTCGTATTGCGGCTTCTCCTCGGGGTAATAAAGATTGGCGTATTCGAGGATGCGCTGATTGGATAACAGCCAATCTCTTGGAGCCTGCTCACGTACCGCTGACAGAAATGATTCTTTAGTGTCGCAGCTGATGATATCAGCCCACTTATTTGAATCAGTCCCATCACGTGAGCGAGCCGCTGCTGGTGGCTCCCCGTGGTCAAGTCGGATGTCTCCATCCTTGCCGACATAATCGAAGACCTTGTGTGGAGTTCGACGAACCGATTTGATATTTCCGTGAGCTCCAAAGTAATCGAACGC